TTAAGGCTGTTGCACCAGTATTTGTACTAGTAACTGGATTATAACCAGTCAAAGTAGAACCAGCAGCAGGTACTGCAGCAGCAGTTGGACCAATAGCAGATAGAAGTAAACTATTTGGATATGATGCAACTACGTCTGCTCGGAAAGTGGCAGAAGCAAAGTTTGCTCCAACAAATACTTTTTGCCCAGCAACAAAATCAGTTGCTGACTTATTATAAACTTCTAAATATGCAAACCATCTCTGAGGTCTTCCTACGAAAAAATACATTCTAGTTCTTTCGGAAGAAGTATCTAAACCACCAGTAGGTTCTGTTAGAGATTCATAAAACTGCTTGGCATTAAAAATTCTAAACTTTTCAGAAATGATTGCGGCCATTGAAAACTTCTCTCTTGCTAATTGGTTCGTAATTCTTATTTATATTTATACCTCTAATTCAGAGTTCTTAAATAATCTCCAGCATCGTGTGTTTTTGCTGTAGTATTATACTGACCTCTGGAAACACCAATAAAACGATCGGATAGTTTAGAAGTATAAGTTACAATTTCATCACCTACCAAAAGTTTTCCTGATGATGGGAATCTGTCGGTATTTGAAATATAAATGATTGAGCTTGTTGTTGTTAGTGGTAATTGTAAATATGCGCCATATTCATTAGTAGATCCATATCCAAGATTCATTAAAGTATCTTCATTTATTGCTTTAGCACTATTTGGTCTCAATTCAAAATCTTGAATTGTTATATTTCCATATGTTCTTTCAAATTGATCTAAAGATATTCCTCCCATATTTACAAATCCCATATCATTAAAAGCTCCATTTTCAAACTTTTTCAATGTAGAACCTAGTGTTAATGGAGCATATGAAATTGGAGTATTTACTTCTTCCGCATAAAAATCTGTAAATCCTACAGGAACTGTTTTAGTTATTTCTTGCTGTACTTCTTTAATGGTAGATTCTTTTACATTATCCCATAATGTATGAACATTAACAATAATATCTTTTGTTAAAGATACCACTGAATTTAATGTGGTAGTTAAATTCAATTCTTGTTTGATCGTGACAGAATCATATTTAATATCTACAATATTTGGAGTAGTACTTAAAGTATTAATTCCTGTTGTAATTACAATAGAAGATGCCAGTAATTCAGTTGGACTAATAATAGATGGTTCTTCGTGAACTGCAAATCCATATTCAAGATTAACTAGAGAAGATATTAATATAGTTGTAGAAATTTTTGGGAAAAACGTTATTTCAAATTTACTATTAACTCTCTTTTCAGGATTTTTGATAATATCATATCCTTTTGCAACATAAACTTTTGGAGAAGTTAAATAATTACTACCAGGATTTGTTAAAACAACATCAATCACTTCTCCTCCACTCACAATAACGAATCCTTCTGCACCTCCACCTTGAGCTGGAGCAACAATGCTTCCACCTTCATCTCGTAAAGGTTGTGGTACAAAAACTAACTTCGGAGCATTTTCATACCCATATGCTCCAGGTTGTAATTTCCCAAATCCATATTGATTGTATTTTCTATCATTCCATTCTAGAGAAGTAATTTGTCCATTTTCAATTTTTGCAAATACTGTTAATCCTTCTCCTTTATACGTTTCATCATTTGGAGTAACAGTGAGTTTTCCAAAGAAATTATTAGCAATAGAAGAATTAGTATTATATTGAGTCTTTAAAACTTTATCTGGAAGAGAAAGAATAGTTCTGTACTTAGTTTCGCCATCAATTCTAATTTGGTCTCCAATATCGACAAAATTTGGTATTTTTTTATTCAAAGAAGATCCAATTAACCAACCAGAATTATCTTTTTGCAAAATACCAATAGTTTCATCATCTGTTTCAAATGGACTTATATCGACAATTGCAGACGAAGGAATAACTAAATCTCCTAAACCAGAAGATAAACCATTTACAATAGTAATATTTTGATTAGTTACAAATTGTGCATTCTGTGCTTGTACAAGTAAAACAGATCCCGTAGGAGTTAATGATATTCCCTTTGCTTTTCCTATGGCAGTATTATTTTGAATGTTATTTCCTTGATATGCAATTCTATCCGCATACTGTGCTAATGGTGGTACATAGTTTAAATTAATTTTTACTAAGTTAAAATAAGTATCTTCTTCATAATTGAATGCAGTTATATTAGTAGAAGCTGATCTACCATAAAAATACAATATAACTACTTTTTGTCCAGAAATAATTGGATTAGTAAAAGTAATAGATGATCCTTGAACAATGTAATTTCTATTTTTCTTTTGTAAAATTCTATCTACAAAAACTAATAAATTATTATCATTAAAAACTTCAAGTGGTTTTTTATTAGATCTCCTTCTCATAATAAATGGACCATAAAAAGATCCATTCACAAAAGAATCATCAATTTCTGCTAATTCGTAGTTTGAGATAGAATAAGCACCAAATGTTTGTCCAGATTTTGGAGGTTCGGTAAAAACAATTTGATTTGGAGTAACAGATCTCTTGATATAATATGATCTATCAACTGGAAAAGTTGGTGTTATACCAGGATTTTGTAAAACACCATCTATAGTTACGATTAAATTATCACCCGATTCTAATATAATATCTGAATTATTACTAGAATTAAATAAATTAAAAGTGTTTTTTACACCATCAAATTGAGAAGAAATATCTGATATAGTTCTAAAGTAAGTAGAGTTTACTATGGTATTTTTATATCGTAATGCTCTTCCTACAAATTTTTGTTTCGGTGTATCAACACCTTCAACATATGTTGATGAAGATATTGATTGACCAATAGAATTTCTATATCCTAAAGGAGCTTCATTAAATGTGATTTGTGTACCAGAAATTGTAAATGCTTTTCCTGGTTGTTGAATTATACCATCCAATGTGATAACAATATTTTCTTGAGTAGGAATAAACAGATTGTTATTACTTCCAATAACTTTCATAGTGAATACTTTTGTTCCAGCTCTATTACCGTTTGAGTCAAAATAACCATTAAATTCTGGAGTCAGATAAAACTCATAACTTTGAGTTTCTGAATCATCAAACGTATTTACAAATAATGAACCTTTTCCTCTCTGTTTATCAACAAAACTAGATGATACCGTTATATTGGTAACTGTTCTATAAGATTTTTCAACAGTGATTTTATTTTTCTGAGGATCCCAGAGTTGAATAGATGAAACATGATCAATTTTTGGTTGTATGCTATTAATTTTAGCAACACCTACCGAATCTATAGCAACTTCGCCAAATAATTGGAATCCAGCAGGGTGAGTAGAAGATTTTATTAATCTTCTCCAAATATCAATAGGAGTTCTTGATCTAACAACATATGAATAATCTTGATAGAAATAAGAATCTGCTAATTTTTGAGAAGAAGAACTAATCTTAGATCTATCAGAAGCATAGTAACCAATATTATCGAAGTATGATTTAACATCATAATTAAATTCTCCAACAAAAGAAGAAACTACATTAGCAGTATTGTTTTGAGTTTTGCCAACAATTGATAAATTAGTTTTAAATTCTCCTTCTACTCGATTCAGACGAAGAACGTTACTACCTTCTTTCCATCCTTCCTTAGAAACATATCCTGTAGCAATTTTAGCGGATCCATCATATTGCTCTATAATTTCATTTTCAAAAAATGCGTTTACTGGGAAATCTTTAAGAATTAAAATTCTATTAGAAGTAATCTTTCTTTTTGTTGTTACATCACTATTAAATCCTTTTCCGTTATCTATTATGGATACTTTGGATGGAACACCTATTTCTTTACTGGAAAAATATGCTTTAACATCTGTTTCTATAATTCTAATTTCTGGTTTAGATGTAAATCCTGTTCCTCCGTTCAACAACACCACTGCTGAAATAGTATTATCAGCATTTTTTCTAACGTCAAATGCATAATTTCTCCCATCTCCTTTTACTAAAATAGCTTTTGGGTTAGAATAATTCGATCCAGAATTAATTATGGAAATACCAATAATACTGCCAGTATTTTCATTCCAAGCAACATCAACTTTACATTCAGTAGAAGAAGACGGCTGAACTCCAGTTACTACTGGTAGTTTAGACATATTTTTACCAGAATTTACTATTTTAATTGAATTTATTTCTCCAATTGCACCAGAAGATGTAGTTGTATATGAAATAACTCCAGATCCAGAGTGTTGAGGATAATTAGATACTTCATACACCATTTCACGGGGAGTAGTGTATACAATCTTATGCTCTCCTTGTAAAGGATCTTCAATAATCTTTAAATAAGATTTTTCGGAATCAATAATATTGTTTTTATCAAAATAATAATAATTTGTAAATTCTGTATCTTTTATATTTGTAAAAGTATTGGATGTAATGTTAGCACCAAATCCAATTTTTAATGTTGTAAAAGAATTTGCAAATCCTGGTATAATTGGACTTTTTTCTACTTCTGTTGTAATTATGTTATAATTTCCGCTGGGAGAAAATTCGAGAAAACTCCCAGATAATGATGGATGTGAAGTGTCAAACTTATATTTGTAATATTTTTGTATAGGAGTGATTGGATTCTTAGTCCAATTTATATTATCATAAGAAAATTCAAATTTATATGTTGGGGATTGCAAAATATCAACAACTCCCACTATTTTTCTAGGAGTATTTTGATCATAGAAGAAACTTGAGGAAGATAACGGATTAATAGTAGTTAACGTACTTCCAGAATCAAATGTTACTTCTAATTCTTTAGTTGTTGGATCATAAGAAGATATATATGGATCTGAAGGAGTATTTCCTAGTTGATAGTTAAAATTGAACAGATATTTTGGTAAATATGCTTCTACTATTTCATTGTTAATATGATCGGAAGCAACCGTATTTTCTTGGGCTCTTAGTACATTTAATGAGTTATTTACATTATTAACAGATGTTACTTTAAGAATTTCAGTTCCTAATTGTAGAAAATCATTGACAGATACAGAATTTACCTCATTTAAAAATAGTTGGGTATTTAATTTTGCAAACCCAGCATGATCAACTTCTACTATTAATGTTCTAGTAGAAGATGACGTTGGATTTCTATAAATTGAATTAGGTGATACTGTAAGAAGATCACCTTTTGTATAGAATCTTCCCTTAGATGTAATTTGAATAGATGTAACTAATCCATTAGTTACTCTAATCGTAGCTTTTGCATTATTTGTATTTCCAGGATTTCCTATAACAGCGTTTGTCAAATCACTGGTTATTTGTCCAGTCTCATTTCGACATTTAGTTTGATCTGCAAAAATTAATTCAACATTTGTGTATGTTGCATTACCATTTACATCATATGCATAATCAGAACCACTATTGAGTACTAAAACTCTACCAACACCAGTATCACTTAATATTTTATTATAAGTAGGTGTGTTTAACTTAACTTTTTGATAAATTCGTCTTCGTACATAGATTGTGGTAGTAGTATTTGTATCATCTGGTCTTATATTAACATTAATTAAATCACCGACTGATACGCCATGATTTTGATTAGTTTTTAAAATAGCAATTTTATCAGTATTTGTTAATACTTTTATATCATAACTTAAAGGATTCTTCTGTACAATTTTACTACCAATCGTATCTTTCAAATCACTAGTTTTTAAGAAATAATTAGAAGAAACTTCAAAATTTCCGCGTAATACACGTATTTTACAGGTATTTTTTTCTTCTGTTGTCTCTAAAACTACACCCAAAGCTTTTTGATTTAATATCACTGCTCCAGGAGCAGTGTTATCAGATATCAATACAGGATTGCCGTTAGGAGTGGTAGAAACTTGAAGAGTTGTTGGAGTTGGATTAATTACGTAATAAATTTTGTCAGTTAAGAGACCAGAAAATGCAGAAGAAAATATAATAGGTTCATTTAGTTCAAATGTATTAGATGCTAAATTAATTCTGTTATTTGATGAAGAAAGAATTATTGCTTGTTTTCCATTTGTTTGTGAAATCTGTGAACCTAAACTATAACTAGAGACTTTATCAACTACAACACTAATTACTTCTATAGAAGATGATACGGTATTTGTTGCAGTTGAATTAATGTTTTCAAATTTTTTGGTAACTTCTTTTAATACAATATCTTTTGAATTAACCACGTCACCGACAACTCTACCCGTTGCTAATGTTCCCGATTGTGTGATAATATCACCATCATACAAATAACATGGAGATTCTGTGGTTAATTTAACGCATTTATCTAAAGATGGAGGTAAAAGAATAACAATTGAATTATCACGCATTAATACATCTGTAGTAGTTAGAGTGTAATCAACAATATCTCTAGCATCAATAGTTGTAGAAAATCCTAATGAATTAACATTGACTGGATAACTCGTAACCCCTGTAGAAATTAATTGCGAATTGATAGTTGCATTAAAATAATCAAAAAATTTGTATATGCCAAATGAAGATAGTAAAGAATTTACGTCTTTTCCTTTTACACTAGAAATTTTCGCTAAAATATCAGATCCACCTGTTCCAGAGTAATCTACATCTACTACACCATCAACTGAAAAACTATTATGAGAAGAAACTACATCAATATTTGAAATAGATCCAGTTTTAGTTTCTTCAATAAAAGCAACTACACCATCTCCATTGTTTTTTGTTCTAGAAGTTCTTAATCTAGAAATATTAAGTGGTATATCATCTTGAGATATTGTTTTATTATAATTTGAATCTACTGGAATTGAATAATAATTTTTACCCAAGAAATATGGATACACTGGAGTATTATCTGCTTGAATAGTTACGAAATATGCATATGTCCCATCTGGATAATCTGGGGTAACGCAAAATCTTCCGTTGTTTTCATCTAAACTTCCTGATCTATGCACATATTCATAATCTTCTACAAAAGATCCCAAAGAATATACAGTTGTAGATGGTCCTCCAGTTCTAGAGACTTTTAGTTTATAACTAGAAGTCATTCTAACAACAGATGATGTAGAATTTCCAGGATTTTGGTATCCATATGGACCATAGATGGGATTTCCATCATAAGCAAATCCAATAATAGGAGAATGTACTAAAGTATTAGGAACATTACCTATATTATCTAAATTGTCTCCAATTGCTACTCTCAATCTTTTTGGATTTGCGACATAGTTATATCCATATCCTAATGAAGGATTATTATTTAAAAAATAATGACCATAACTATCATCTAAATTTAATTTTAATTTTTCAAATCTATTTCTGGTCCATGTTCGCACAAAAGAAGTTGCTTGTGCTCCAGAACCAACTGATTGAATGGTTACTGTAGTTGATGTTGGATCATAAAATTTTCCCTCATCATTTTTAATGAATCCAGTAAGTTCTCCATCATCAGAAATAACAGCGGTAAAATTAGCAAATCTTCCTTTCCCTGATGCATCACTAATAATTACCTTAGGAGGAGTAGTATAATACTCTCCACCATTTGTTACCTTTATACTAGTTACTCTACCGTTTGTAATTACTGGTTCTGCAGTAGCATTTCTTCCAGAAGTAATTACAATTGTTGGAACAGGAGGGAAAAATCCTCCACCGCCCTCTATAACATCGATTCTATCTACAACATCGCCAGATAATACAGCACGTCCTTCAGCAACACCACTTACGCCAGCAGTATCAATAACTAGAACTTTTGGAGGATTTAAGTATCCACTTCCTTTATTAGTTACAATAAATTTTGTTATTTCTCCAAACGTAATAGTTTCATCATCTTTAACTCCTCTAATCGGAACACCATTTATAAGAACACCAACATCTTTAGTGGTTGTTTCGTATATCTCGGTAGTTCTAGTGGGGTATTTTCTAATTAATTTTAAATTCTTCTGATCTTGTAGAGTAACATTCCAATCATTTTTTCCTATTGTGTGATTAGGATATCCAGATGATGCAATATAATAATACTGGTCATCTTCATAAATTGCAGATACATTAACTAATACATCAGATAACGAACTAACCGAAGAGAATACATTAGTTTCATTCAAACTCCAACGAATAGAATTTGCAATTTTATTGAATATAATTGGATTCTTGGCATCAAACCCAGAATCGGCAATTTGAATAGTATCTCCCGATATTGAATATGGAGTAGGAATATTTTGGTTTAGATTGTAAAGTATTCCTAATACAAGAATAGATCTATTTTGAGTTTGATTATTTTCGTCAATATAATTTAGATTGACATTGGATTTTTTATAAACTGGAGTATTGACAGAATATGTTCCAGGAGTAGATCCTCTACTGTCAATAATAAATTGATTTACTGTTTTTGATTTATAAGTTATTTCTTCTGTTCCAAGAATTAAACTTCCCGTGCCAGTTCTCCATCCAGTCGTAGAATAAACATTAATTCTTTTATTGGTTGTCTGATTTGATAAAAGATTTGTAGTTAAATAAGTCTCTGAAATTACAGAAAATTGTCCTACTACGCTCTGTTCCGCTAATATTATTTCATAATACCCTTCACCAATAGAAATGATATTATCGATAACTGCCGAAGCATATCCTACGCTAGAATCATTCTGATCTTCTTGTTGTACTATTCTTCCACCAATCAGATAACGAATATCTGTAATATTGCCTAAGATTTTTGCTTTTAATGAATAGTTGTGAACCCACTCGCCGTTTGACGACTTATAGGTAGAATCTTTTGGATAATAAACTGTAGGATCATTGGGACCGTCACTTGGAACCAATGAATTGAATAGAAATTTGATCGAAGATTCTGTTCCTTTCGATGCATAAAATTTCTTGATATTCTTAATCAGCAAACTCTTGTCGGCTGAAGTTTTTAATGCTGTTTCTGGGAAAGATGATAGATATTCAGATTCAAAATTTTTGATTAAAGAATATAAAAACAGATGACTAATATTAAGTACACTATAACCAGTTAAGTGCGAAACTCCAACCCCAGACTCAGTAGTTGGAATATTTTTAAATCCAAGTGGATTATATAAATCACCAAGTTTAGTAGTAGAACTTATGTTACGATAACAATTTAAAAACGATGTAGCAGTTTTTGTTTTGTAAAAAATTACCTCATCATCAATTAAGATATATCCATTTACTTCTGGAAAAGAAGAAGTATCTGCAACATTAATAGTTGTTGAACTTCCTGTAATATTTTGAGTTAAAACGGTTTGTTGATTTAATAAAGTATTGGTATAAGTATCAACATCACGATACTTAGTTAAGTTTGATATTAAATCAATTGGTTGACCTGGCAATTCAAGTTGCTCATAGTATTTCTGCATGAACGCAGAAAACTTAGGATACTCAGACGAGATAAAATCTGGTAACTGACCATCAATAAGAGCGGATAAACTTTTTACTTTAGTTGCCATTTATTTCTATTCTTGAATTAAAGTAAATGAACTTTTCTCAATATCTACATCAAGATAAACTTGACGCTTAGCAATAATATCATTATAGAGTGGTTTCAATCTAATCTCTATTTTATTGTCGGAGAAAGATCCTTTTATTATATTTAAATTGTATAATCTTACATCACCTTTTGCATAATCAATTTCACCCTGTTCACTATTCAAAATAATTTTATCTCCAGTTTGAGGATCTAAACGATAGAGAACAACTTTTGAATCTCTATCTTCGATATAGACAACATAATTAGGATATTGCTGCACAACAAATCCAGTAGAAACTAATGTTTGAACATCAATATCGTCATCAAATGGATTGTTAAAACAAAACTCATAATATGCACTATTATTTAACGATGGATAGAAATCTTTTCTCATTCTAATATCAGTTAGATTAGAACGAATAGATCTATCGGATGCATCAATTGTACTGATTGATTTACTATATCTAAACTTACCTCCAAATTTTTCTGTATCTGATAAATTGATATAATTTGCTAAGTTAGAAATTACTTTTTGTTTAACTTGATCAGAAGTTAAATTAGTTTGCGACTGATCATAAAATACTCTAGAAATTAACTCAACAAAGATAATCGATGGATCTACAATCTCTGGAGTAATTGCTCCAACCGAATATTTTCTAAGTTCTTGTAAAATAACAGATTTAGTGTAAGAAGAAAGAAAACTAAGATTTCTTGGTTTGATTGAAATTTTTACTTTTCCATATTCAGGTGGATTTTCTTCTTCTCCTCCATAAGAAATAACATCTGCTGTTGCTGGGTAGATGCGACGAATAATTGCTTCGTAATCTAAAGATGTTACTGCACGATTCTGAGCTCCAAATGATGCAGGAGCATTTCTTTTAATACTTTCAATAGTTTCGATCGATTCGCCACCAAATGCTTTTGTTAATGAAGTTACACTATTTACTGTGGTAGCAAATGATGATGTACCAGCAATATCAGTGATTACACCATTGTATGTAAATACCGAAGCACCATTTGTGGCAGCAGCATTTGTTGTTAAATAACTGATTTCAATAACTTGACCAGTTAATAACTTTTTCCCAAAAATTCCATCGCCAAAAGTAATTTTATAGTTCTCATCTTCAACTTCTGTTACGAAGTAGGTGGGTGATGTTGCACCTACATTTAAAATATTATCAGATTGTACAAATTTTTCAAAGGAAGAGGAACTTGAACTCTCAAAGACATTTACACGAATAGATGATGTATCGATATTAGCGTTCTGTAAGACAACGCTGTATGACCCTGTATAAGCAGGAACGGTGTATCTGTTGGAAATATACGTTCCTTCGTATATTTTGATATTTTCAAAATTTACTGTGTTATCTGGTAAAACATTTGCTTGTACGTCATCAAGCAAAACATACTGATATAATACATCGTCCACTAAAGTAAGGAATGCATTCCCTCTCTTTAAAAATACTGATTGTGGCAATGTGTTGCCAATTAGTGTTACATTTAAATTTACTGCAGTTGCAGATGCTACAGCAGAGCGTGGAGTATACCCAAGTTGCTTGGCAAGAGATACTACGTTGTCTCGGAGAGTCGCTGAGTCAAGAAATGACTCGTTGACAAGCATATTAGCATTAAAAGATGTGTAATATGTGTTGTATGCCAACACGTCCAGTAGCATACCGAGAGTAGAACCCTCAAAATCGTAATCACTAAACTCAGAATTTGCTCTTAGATAGTCTCTAAGAGCATTTCTTATATCAAAATAGTCTAAACTTGTTAATTGATTGTATGCCATTATCCTCTAGTTCTCTCTAAAAAGAGGGTGATTGTGTCTGATTTTTCTTCCAATCCAACTACAGAATAATCAATTGTGATATCATATCCATCTTCTGCAAAGTTTGGAACTACATCGACTGAATTTAACAACACTCTTGGTTCAAAAGCTTCAATCGTATACTGTATTTCTTCACGAACAGTAGTTGCAGTAATGTAATCAATGGGTTCAAACAACAATTTTGTTATCTTACTACCAATATTTGGATTAAAAAAACGTTCTCCTGGATAGGTGGTCAATAAATTTTGCACAGATTTTTTAATTGCAACAAAATCCTTGACCACCATGAGGTCGTTGGTGATCGGATGCTTATCAAAAGTGATGCTAAGATCTTTAAACGACCTACTGACAGGCATAGAAATATACTATTTTATACTATTTATACCCACCATTCAACATAATCGTCAAATCCTTCCTTGCCACCGCACATTTTTGACATTCTATTTTCTGGAGGATCATTTTTTTTTAACTTTGACGGAGTTTCTTGCTTCAATGGAGCATAATCAGTGATCAAACGAGTGGTTCCCCACGCTTCTTTCATGTATTTTATGTCTCTATCTGGATTTGGGTGCATAGCCATCTGTTTTTTCTCCTAAAATGAGTGAAAACAGAACTTTTTACGGGGTTGCTATCCCGTCAAACACAAAAAAAGACGCTAAAAAGCGTCTTTGAGTGCTATTTTTTACCTTCCCTGCCCACGATAACGCTTTTTGCGTCCATTACGTGCGGATGCAGCAAGGTTTGTATTTTTACTGCGACCTTGACGAGTGCATTTAGGTTTGCCAGGAACATAACTTGACTTGTTAAAACTTGGTGATTTTGCCATTTGTTACCTCAATAACTTCAATAGTATACAATATTTTTACCCGCTTGTCAAGACATCTCCAGATGAACTTGAAATTGTGCCAGCATCTGCAGAATCTCCATATCTTGCAATGGGTCTGCCGTTGACAAGAACTCTTCCATAACCTGCATTGACCTGCGCTGAGTGTGAAATGCACGGTGGTATTGGAACAGAATTCGTAATTGTGTGGGGTGCTAACGCAGCACCTGCATAAGCTGCCCCTCTTCCGTTGATACGAACGTTGGGAGACCCCTGCTGTATCGTTGTCGTGGTATCACAACCATGCCCAGTTATTACATTATCGCCTTGTCTTGCAATTCCTGGCATTACTTCAACTGTTGTTCTACAATATTTAGACGATCAAACAAAGAATCCAAAGCTTCGTTAAGCTTTACATACTCCGAGTTTGGTGGTCTGTATAGTATAACGAAGGGATGTGGAATTTGTGCTAGGCGATTTTCAACGCTTTTTAGTCTTTTTTCCAGATTTTTTAGTGTTTCCTCCAAATCCTTCACCTGATGGTTGGTGTTGGAGTTCAGCAAGTTGCTTAAGCTCGTCTTCCAAACTTGATTCGTCATTCATCGTTTCTCCAAATGTTGCAGTATCGGAGTAAATCAATTCTCCAGTTTTGTCAAATGTAGAAATCTCTAACGTATCATCAGCATCATACAATCCATTATACCATTTTTCTGCTAAACCAAGCATATGATCTGCCAGTTTATCATAATCGTTGAATGATACGTCTTCAACAACTTTACCTTCTTTATCTACAATCTTGTATTGTATCGTTTTGTCTTCAATCATTTTCTTCGCTTTCGTCAAAAAATTCGTCTACTTTCTCTAAAAGTACTGAACCATCTTTATTAATTTTCCATTCCACTACATCACCTTCTTCCCAACCAACCAAATCAGTCAGTTCATCAGGTAATGTCATGTAATATTCATCAAAATCTTCGTTATATTCTACGGTTGTTTCGTAAATGTGTGGGGTCATAATGTTTATACAACTTCATTATATATCAACTTATGTACAAAATATGTTCTGCTCTCATACGAGAAGCACAATATTCTAATGCATCATAAAAAACAACAAAATGGAATCTCAATGTTCGTTGAGATCCCCTGTTGCCACATATTGTAATGCTGTAGTTATTATGATCTACAAGTATATGGGTTACTTGTTCCATCAACAATCGGAAGATTCTACATCAAACACCAGCAGAAGATTAATACGCTTTTGACGGCACTTGTTGGGTTGTGTGTTGATCACAGTCGGAGGGACTACCACAGGCGCTCCTGACGAGCCTTGAAAGAAACTGGGGGGTTGATACTGCACTTGAGCAGGAGGGGCATACTGAGCAACCTGCGAACCTTCCTGAGCTTTGATCCATGCTTCAACTTCTTTCATTTTGGCATTAATGCCTGGTCCTGAAGTAATATGAATTCTTGTACCATTTTTCAGAAAATATGTCGCACCCATTGGTTTATCTGACCATTCGGTAGAAATTGCTTGTGAATGAGCGGCAGTTGCAAAGGCACTCAAAGGAAATGAGAGGGTTGCCAACGCCATTCCGAGAACACTGAGAGTTTTCATGATGTTGTCTTTTGAGATATCTCAATCTTAGCAGTCCCTCTACGCTTTGTCAAGCTTTCTAGAAGCATTTTTCCGAGTTCTTTGAGTACTATGAAGATATACGAAAACTCTTCTCTTTTGGTCGTCCGAGTACTTAGAGGTTTTTGAGTCATTTTGATTTGGGAAAAATTTTTTTTATGAACGTGTAATCTATCGAGCGTTTTCAAAGTTTTGTAGGTTAATAGTATCTATGACTTTTCGCTCGGCCGCGCCGCTATAACGATAACGTTATACCGTTACTGTCCGACTGCCCCCTGAGGCGGGGGCATGGTAGGATGGCAGGTCAGGCGCTGGCGAGCGAGCGGCGGAATTGCTTCTCAATGTTCGCCAGTGCTCGGTGGTCGCTGAGGGTGCTGCCCGTCGTGACGACTGCCCCGCTCGGGTGCTGCCATACACGGTGGCGCTTGTGCCGAACCTCGACAAATCCAAACTTCGCAGCGATGGGGGCGATGGTGTCGCGTCGTGCCATGGGTCAGTCCTCGTGGGTGAAGGCGGGCAGGGCGTCGATCGCTTCATCATGCCAGACCTCAGCGAACTGCCCCGCGATGGCGTAGGCGCTGATGCCCAGTTGTGGTTGCAGGCGTGACCCCATGGGGGAGTCGTCGTTGCCACGCCCTGTCCATACGATGCGACGGGTGGCGAGGTCGGTTGACTGAGAGAGGATCATAGGTCGGTGTCGTGTGATCTGAAAGTATCCTACAGGCGGCAGGCGCTCACCAGCGCCCCTCAGTGTCACTTGCCCAACCGTCACGCATGGCACGGCGGCGGTCGATCTCATCGGCGTCGAAGCGATCATCGAAGTCGAAACGGTCGAAGTCGAAGATCTCGCCAGGGGCGTCTTGGATCTCAGAGAAGCAGGTGTCGAAGTCAGTCATGGGTCGTTTCGTTTGATGAGTCAATTCTACAGGGTCGGGCGCTCAGCGGCACTCGGTTTGGGACACTTCGCACATCGTCACAGCGAGGCGGTCGGCGTGTGCCTTGGTGATCTGCAGACCAGCGGACAGGGCGTTGCCGCCAACCCAGAGGGTGATGCCGAGCATGGTCAGGGGGAGGATGAGGCGGGTCATGGGTCGTTTCGTTTCGATGCTGTTAGTCTACAGGGTCAGGCGGCGACCAGCGGACCTTGGTGGACAGTCTGATGATTGACCTCAACCACATCGAACTCGTTCTCAAGGGTGGCAGCATAGGCGGCGGCGTCTGCCTCATTCACGAACAGGCAGCAAACATCCACTCCCTGCTCGTAGAGGTCGTGGGCGGTGACAACGTAGACTTTCATCGGTTGGGTTCGTTTGGTATGGGATAATTCTACAGGGTCACGGTCTGGTGGTTCTGCAGGAGTGTGCGGTTCACCCACTGTCCCATGCTGCCGTTGCGATCGATCATCAGGCGCAGCATGTCACGGCGGCGGCAGTGGTGACCCGACACGCTGCCCGAGTGCCACTGCACAATGGCGGCACGGGTGAGAGGCGACAGGATGACACGCTGGCAGGCAGTGCTAGGACGCTGCACATTGATGAACACGGGCAGGTGGTTCAGAGCGAAGTCGATCATGGTTCGTTTGGTTGACTCTGTTAGTATAGGGGCAGGCGATGCAGGAAAGGGGGCAGCGTGTGCCACCCCCTCGACTGTCCTAGTAGTCGCTGAAGATGGCGACCTGAGCGTATTTCACTTCACAAGCGGTGAAATCGTAGCGAAGTGCAGTATCCCACGTTGCCTGCCAATCGATAACCAGAGCGGTGGGAACTTCGTAGAGTTCAGAGTAGAACTCCTCAGCGAAGTCTGCCTCGCTTTGATACCAACCACGGAAGCGAGAATCGCAATCTTCGAT